AGTTACCATAAAATGCGCTACTCACAATAACATTAGATGTATCGCCTAACATTGTATTTGCTGTCTGTGTAAAAGTGGTTTCCGCTTGTGTAGGAACCGGCTCTTCTCCAGTTTGATCTGTGATCTCGATATCAAATCTAATGTTGTTATTTTGATCGTTATAAACTGGCAAATTCTCATTTTCTTGTGTACTGCGGGTAACATAAAGTGTATATAAACCAGATTCAATATTTGCTAAATCAGCTTCTTCAAGTACTAACTTTACTTTACCCACATCAGATGTATTAACTAAGGGCTTGGTAAAAATTCTGCGTTTTGTAGTGGGATGAATCATGTATACACGCAAAGTATCAGAAAATACATTCTGTAGTCTGCGGTCTCGGTCCCTTATATTAAACAAAATTGTATTTGTTATACCCTTATGGGCTACCAACTTTCTTAGGTTCATAGGTCTGTTGTCCACATAAATATTATCCACAGTGACTACAAGCTCTATTACATCATCATATAGGTATAGTTTTTGGTCACCGTAGCTGCTCATAACAGTATTTATCACATTTGACAGCGATTCAAAATCTGTATAAGTTAACAGAGCATTTTTGGTAAATAATTTTAATGATTAATAAAAATAACATTAGTAACTATAACGAGCTAGAATTTCTAACTGGAATTTCATACTGCGGGCAGGAATATTTAGGCATTGTTGTAAATCACGACAACAGCATTATTACATTTTATGACGTAGATGCTATGCCTACAATACAAGTTAAAAAAGAATTTCTAGAACTAGGTGAAGTCTGGTGGTGGGAAAGTAACAGACAAATACCTATAGATGTATTTCTACACTATGAAATGCGAACTTTCCGCCCCTACCTAAAGACGTTTACTTATAAAGATGTTGAAATATTGTTTGGCCCAGTTACAAGCCTACAAAACTTATTAAAGAAGCGCATCAAACGGCGCAGTATTCAATTGATACGCAAAACGCCCTAGGCGTAAATAGATTGCGCTTTCTCACAAATTAAATTCATCTGTACAACAATAGCCACAGCATATGCAATTGCGTGACTGTGCTTAAAATAATAGCTACCATCAGTGGGCTTAACCCAAACCTGTTTGGTAATTTCGTTCCAACTCTTACCAATCAAATGTTTTTTGCCGGGGCGAATAATTGCAAGAATCATTGCTAACTGCTCAACACTAGTAGGCTTATATTGAGCTAAGATATTAGAGTAGTTGCTAATATGAAATAGCTGACTTACAAATTCTTCATGTTCAAGTAAGTCCCACAACGGTTCAATATTCATTAACTCTGTGATATGTGCTTCATCCCTAACATCTTTATAAATGCCGTTATTTAGAACGTCTACTTTAAACCACCCATCTTCTTCAGCAGTTTCATATTCAATGCTGCTAAATCCTTCTAAAGGAAAGGATGGTATAGTTTGGAAATACACACCAGTATTATGCTTTGAATAAGTGCCGTCTTCGTGTTTAATACTAGCAGGTGTATGATTAACTAACCGCAAGAAGTCCTCACGGTTAGCCATATCAATATCTACGTCAAAATCAATTTTTGTTGTCACTGTTCTTAATCAGTTCATTTAATTCATCTGCTGCAACACGAATAGTTTTAGCAAGGTTAATGCCAGATTCTGTTACATATTCGCGCTCAACTAAACGAGCAATCTCGTGAAGTCTAATTACAGCCTCATCATTCTTTGTCATAAAATTTCTCTAGTTATGAATCAATCTTTATTATCGGCCCAGTACTCATCGAGCATTGGGAAATGTTCTAGCACAATCTTCTTGCATTGTTCAGCAATAATCATATGCTCTTTTTGTGTGCCATTTGATGCCCGTAGGTCAATGTAATGAATCCAGCTACGCAAACTACCTGCCATGTAAAGTGTGCTTTCAGTTAAACCCTCTGGCAATACAGCGCGAGCCTGTTCCTTGGCAATACCTTTATCCAACGCCCACTTGTATGCGGCTTGGGCGGCATTACGAACCTTTGCTTGTTGCATATGCCAATCTTCCTGTAGTGCAGGATCGTTTACATCAACTGAGTTCTGACGATTCTTTTCATCTTGTAATCGTGCTTCACGGTCACAGCCAATGTTCTCTGCTACAGCATAACGCTGACTGAATTCTTGGAATGCAAAGCTACGGTGACGTAGAATCTGTCGTGCAATATCACGAGTGGTTTTAATTTCCATTGTGATATGCACCATCTCAAACGGACTCCAATGCTTGTGCTTAATCAAATACTTTAACAGCTTTGGTGCAGTCTGTGTATTGCTTTGGTTAGCAGGATTGCTTACTCGGGCTGCATATGCAACCAAGTCACCTGGTGTATGACAATCCGTAATAGCACTGGGCTTAGTTACGCCAATTAAATTTACTTCACTCACTTTTTACCTCGGTTTAATCTGTGTGTTAAATTAACAATCTTTCTCTGTAGTGTAGGCTCCAAGTCATCTGCAACTTGGACATAAAACAGTAATGCTTCTTGAATAATATCTAGATCTTCAATACTAAAAATTGCTCTGGGTTTCTCGTTAGTCATTACTGTTATCCTTATTATTGTCCCAACGGTCGCCCTGGACATACAACTTATAGTCTTCAATGTCAATGATGCCGTCGTTATTTAGATCTTCGGGATTTTCCCAGCCTAGTTCTTCCCAACGCTTTGCAGATTCATACAGCTTATAGTCATCTTCGTCAATATCGCCATCGCCATCTAAATCTTCGGGGTTATCCCATCCCTTATCTTCCCAACGCTTTGCAGATTCGTATAACCGATGGTCATCTTCATCAATGTCGCCATCGCCATCTAAATCTTGAGGATTGTCCCACCCTGATGAGGCAGCGTCCCAACGATCACCTGCATTATATAACTTAAAGTCATCTTCGTCAATGTCGCCGTCGCCATCTAGGTCAACGCCTTGTTTGGCTTTCCATGCGGCAAAGCCCGATGCTGCTGGTGCTGCTTTTGTAACAACCCGTTTTACTACTTGAGGTGCTACAGGTGCAGGTGTAGTGAAGGATTCATCTAAATCGTAAGGTGTTACATCAAATGTTGGCGTTGCATTTCTAATAGTTGTGATATATCCCGCAGCGGAGATAGCCTGAGCACGAGCAACTGCTTCACGATAATCGATGTATTTGCCATCGTCAAACCACCACCAACGATCAAACACCCACTTTGCTTTTCTGCGATATTCTACAAGCCAACGATCGTCAACTTTACCAACACGCACTTTTGTAATAGGCCATTTGATTACTTCCAGACCTATATCTTTAATTGTTAAATTCTCTTTCATAAATTATACCCTCAAATTCTAGCGGCTTCACAGGCAGACTTAACTTCTTCTACTTCTTCGGTATTCTTTGCAAAAACCTTGAACCAGAATTTGGCATCAATAATATGATTTATCATCTTGATTTGTTCGTCGTTAAATCTTGTGAGTAGTTCCCTACCCGTGTCGCTCAAATATAGCAACCAAGGAGATATCTTAGCTGCCCTAATATCATGTACTGCTCTAGGTGTACTAACTATTTTAAAATAGTCCTGCCATTCAGCATCATTGTCTTTAGACCATTCAGCTAGATATAGTACACTTCGTTCTAATGCTCTAATCCCTGTTTCTTTTTTAACATAGTCAAGTAAGAACTCGTCATATAAACTATCCTTGCTCCAATCAGCAAGTTTCTTACCATTTTTAATCAACCATTCAGCAAATTTTTCTGGCTCTAAATATTCATTACGCACACAGCTACGACCAAACTTCACAAATGCTTCATAGTATTGACTACGAATAAAATCTTCCATACTTTTTGGTTTACTAGATGTAGTACTTAGCTCATAAAACATTTGAAACACACGAAGGCCTAGCCGCACATGTGTCATTTCTCTATCCGCCCAGCGGCGTTTCTTAGGACACATGTGGGCAGAAAGTGTTCGCTCATTGCGAAACTCTTTTTCGCACCACTTGCAGGTGGTGTCACTTTCCAAAGATGTCTGCAATAGTTTTGTCATCATAGCCATGTGCTTTCGCTAGTTCTTTTAAATCTTCTCTAGTATTTAACATCAAGAACAGTTCTAAATCATCCCTTTTAAAGTTTGGATATATACTGTAAACAAACTCGCTGAGTTTATCCTTCTTCTTTTTACTGTTAGGCGGTTTGATATAAGGATGGAATTCTACTTTACCAGAACCGGCTGCTGTCATTAGTAACCACTGTAGTTCTGGGTGCTTACTAACATCGCTAAAGTTTTTGTTAACAAGTTCATTGACCATAAACAAGTAATGAGCAGCATTGCGTCCTTGTGCGCTACTAGCATAGCGCATCATCATCCAAGGTACAAATGCTTTCTTCTGTTCATCAGTCAAGCGACTATAAAAGCCTCTGTCCTTTTTGTCCAGAGCTGCCATAATATCCTTTAGAGCAATAGCAGGTTCTTTTTTGGTTGTCATAGTGTAATATCTAAATCTACCTGTTCCCACGGCAAATGGTCTTTACCAAAGTGTCCATAGTTTGTAGTATCTGTTAATTGTACACTGAAAAGGCCGAATCTGTCAATGATTTCTTTGGGGGTTAGGCCAACATTTTTAATGACCCAATCAGTTAGTGCGCGACTGTCGCCATTGCTCTCGATATAAAAACTCATTGGTTCTTTGACACCGATTGCATAGCTAATCTGGCACGTAGCCCAATCTGCATGTCCACTTGCTACAATGTTCTTAGCAATGTAGCGCATCATATAAGCGGCACTACGATCTACTTTGGTAGGGTCCTTTCCACTAAAAGCACCACCGCCATGAGGACTATAGCCGCCGTAAGTATCGACGATAATTTTTCGTCCTGTGAGACCTGCATCACCGTCAGGCCCCCCAATAACA